CCAAGTGCCATTTCATTTGCACCCCATGTCACTGTTGATCCTTCCCACATCTTACATTCTTTGACAATGTAGCAATCATCATTGTTTGAATATTCTCTTTGAACAAAGTTGATGCCAACACTGTGTTCTTTCAAGACACCATCTCTGTACAACTTTAGAACATCAGTTCCAAGTTCAGTGTCTGTGATCATCGTCTTGAAATAAAGTCCTTTTTCATCTTCCATCAAAGTCATTGGTTTTCCAAGAACCATCAATGGATCATGTTGATACAAGTGCATGATTCTATTTTTTCCACCTGCACCATTTTCTTCAATAGTCTTTTTGAATGCACCCTTGATCAGAACATCACCATCAGAATCTTTGAAATCAAAGACACTGAAATATCCTTCAACAAGTCTTCTGTCAATGTCAACATCCTTAATGGATGAAGATGAATTTTTTAATACATATGGTAAGTCCATAGATTTTCCCTGTCTTTGTTCTTCAAGTTCAATGTTTCTTTCATGACTACTGCAAGCCATGAAAAATGTTTCACCATCCATTGTGTGTGTATGTGTTCCTGTACAACCTAAGAAATCAGCATATTCTTCTGCTTCTTCTCTAGTTCTAAAATAAGACAATTGTTCATTCTTTTCTTCATCATAATCATATGACTTTGATGATTGTGGATGACCTTTAGGAAGAAGATCTGTGTCATGTTTCCCTGATTTGAACTTGCCATTTCTCAAACAGTACAAAAAACTGTTGACTCTGCCCATTGCCCACTGATTTGCAGATGTCACATTTGGTCTGACTGATTGTGGATTTGTTCTGTATGCACCAAGACCCCGATCATATACCTTTTTTAATGTGGTGGCAGTTGTTCTTTTTGAAGCAACATCACCAACATCATCATTGTGTTCTTTTGCTTTTTCTCTTAGTGTGTCAATCAATGCTTTCAGTTCTTTAACTGATCCACAATCACAGTCATCACAGTCAGGACACATTGATTTCTCCTCATCAATTTGTTTTGATTTTCTTATTGCCCAATCAACACCTTCTGTGCCACCCCATGCATCCCATGCAACACCACCACATCCTTCATCATATGGAACATCCTTGTTCTGTCTGTGCCTGTTGAATTGTGCCATTCTTTTCACAACATCTGCTGATAATGCTTCACCACTTGCAAGTTGTCTTGCTCTTGCAAAACCAACTTTTGTCAGGCAGTTTCTTGGATTCCCTGATTCCTCAAGGTACTTCAATGCCCTTCTTGCGTTTGATGATGCTTTTTTTGGATAATCTTTGTATGTCATTGATCAATAAGTTTGTTGAAATGTAGCAACATTTGAATTCTTTTACAATTTTTTGCATTTTAATTCAATCAAATCATTTAAAATCAATGATATGAATGCAAAAATCAATTTTTCAGAACTTTTTGAAAGGGTTTCACAACAATTGGAAAACAATTGGTATGTTGAAAAATCAGATATCATGATACTGTTGATGATGGCAATGTCTTATCATACTTCAGGTCATAAATCTGATTTGCAATATGATTCTGATTGACACAATTTTTTGATTCCATCCTGTGAATTGACTGAAGCACATTTGTTGCAGTCATTTTCAACCAAAAGATCTTGTGTTCTGCACAAATGATCCTGACATTCTTTTTTGCTATTTCCAAAGAAGCCATCAGATCAGACATCCTGAAATAATTCCATTCTTTTGGATCAAACCTGATTGTGTCTGTATGAAATGCACTAACACCTGTACCACAAACATCAATTTCAAAATCACCATTCACATCTCTTAGACATTGATATGATATATGTCCTGAATAGTAGTTCAGATCCAATCCTCTTAATTTTCTTCCATGAAAGGTGATCCATGTTTTTGGATATTTCTTCATGTACCATTTGATCCTGTCAACATAGTCAGGTGGATAGATGATATCATCATCACATGAAAGATAGATCCCCTTGCTTTCAGGAAGCCAAAAGAACTTTCCATTGTCAGTCATGTCTTCACCTGTTGTGACCTGAACCTTTGGATGATCAATCTTTGGTTCATAGTCATTTGCATAGATCCTGACAAGATCCACTTGATCAACAAGTGAATCAACAACCTTCATCAGTTCCAATCCCCTTGCTTTGATAGTTGCCAAGTTTGCAGTGATCATTTGTTTGTGTCTTGAAATAGTGATTCAATTTGATATTGAACATACATCACCATGTCTGATCTGTATGAAACAAAAAGAAGGACAAGGATGACTGCAATTTGCCAATCATAAAAAATTGCCCAAATAATTGATGATAAAAATGTGATCATTCCAAACCTGTTTGATGTTGCTTTTGTCATTTATATCTGTTTCTTATTTCTTTGATTGCCTTGATTCTTTTCTTCCTGTATTCTTCTGTCTTTGCAAATGATTTCTGTTCTTCATGAATTCTGTGTACATACACAAATTCATTGACATATCCAATTTTTGCACCATGCTTCAACAGGTTCATGTGATAGTCAAGTTCTTCACCTGTCCAAAGTGATTCATCCCACTGAACTTTTTCATGAAAATCAGTTCTGTACATTCCTGTCCCACCAAATACATGATTCTTTTCAACAAGATCCTGAACATTTGGCTTTCTGTTTTCAGGTATTCTTGAAGATGCAACAACTGATCCATACACAATGCCATTGCCATGAATGAAATCATTGTCTTTCATTGCCTTCATTCTTAGTTCAACAGAATCAACAGGAAGAATATCATCATCACAAAGATACACCCAAAAGTCAGTGGTACATTTTTCAATTGCCCTGTTCAGATTGTACCCAACACTGTTGTCTGATTGACTTAGTATCAAACCACATTCAACAGTCTGTTCATGAACTGATTCAATTGCTTTTTCAAGAAAACCCCTGTCTTTGACATATGGAATAATGACTGTACAATTCATCTGATTGGAAGATTTGGATTCAGTTCCCTTTCAGCAGGATGCATCATGGATTGATGATGTTCTGTCCAAGAAAGACTTTTGACAGGTCTGTACATGGGAACATTGTTTTTTTCAAATTCATGTGTCTGACTTTTTCCTACACCTGAAGGTGCATTCCATCTATAAAAGTTCAACATTGAAATTTGTGGTTGTGTGAAGTTTATTGCTTCAAGTGCTTTTCTGTTGCAGAAATATCCACAATCTACAAAATGACACAAGATAGTTTCAACATGAAAAATATCAACCTGTGTTTCTTTTTTCTTTGTCCAACCATGCTTGATGCCATTGTTGTGAAAGTTGTATGCATATGCACCTGATACATCATTGTGAATCCTCATCATATCATCAGTCCATACATCCCACCAATCATCAGGAATGAATGCAAAGAAGTCATCATCAGATTCCTTGCAGATATCAAAGGCATATTGCCAATTTTGCCACCATTGTTCTTTTCCACCATGTTTCAATCTGTGAAATTCACAGTGATCAACAAAAGGCATTGGATCAAAATCAGACCCATCATCAATGACAACAATCCTTTGATCAGGAAGTTTTTCCTTCAGTTCATGAACAAGTCTTTGCAACATTGGTTGCCTGTTGTATGAAAAGATGGTGATCATTCTATTTCAAATATCCTGTCATCAAGATCAAATTCTTCTGCCCATTCAAGAATTTCTTTTCTTTGTTGTTCTGTTGCTTGTTCTGAAATAATGTATTCACCATCTTCAATGGTGAACAAGTCTTCATGTGGTGGTGGTGCAATCATTTTTGTCCTTTGTATTTTTCAATGAATCTTTTCACTATAAAATCAGTGTTTTCATCTCTGAATCCTGAATAGTGTCTTTCAAATGCTAGTGTCACAAGTTCTGCCCAGTCTTTATCTTTATTAAATGCATATGTCACATATCTTCCCATTGATTCAGCAATATCCAAAAACTTTTCTTTGCCATGTATTTCAATCATCTCTTCTGCAATTTCTGATGAAAGTGAAAGATATTTTTTTTCTCTGACCCAATTGCCATATGTAGAATGTTTGTACACATTGTCCTTGTTCAAACCCAAGTGTTTCTTCATGGAATAAGTGAAGTCATAGTGATGGATCATCTCATGAAGATATGTTGTCATGTATGAAGAACCTTGATTCCATTTTGATGGTGTATTCAATTTATCCAATTCCCAAAATCCAACACCATTGAATTTCCTTGACATGGAATTCAGTTTCACATATCCATCAAGCTGAACATTTTCATACCCTTTATAAAACCCTGCATTTGTGGATGCTTCTCCCCATCTGTTTTTTGAAGATATAGAATTTATTTGTTTGAATGATTTTGGATGCTCTCCAAGTGTGTCAACAAGATACTTGTGTTGTTTTGCCATCTCCTTGAAGCCATCATTGGTGATGTTTCTTGGCAGTTTTTCAATACGAACATCAAACTGTTCAACAAATTCAATGAATGTCTTTCTGTTTTTAACAGATGCAACACTGACTGCAAGTGCATTTGCAAGTTCTTCAATTTGTGTTTGATCTTCTAAAACATCAGAAGACTGATTTTGTTCAGGTTCAACATATATCTGTGTACATCTGCAATTGATTGTGTTTCCTGCATCTGCACCAAGACTGTCATCAGATGGTACAAGAAGATAGTTGATCCTTCCATCAATACCTGTCAAGACAAATGGATCATCAATTGCAATTGGTTGATCTTTTTCAGGTGCAAAATGATCCCACATATTTCCTTTGATGTGTGATCTGACTCTGTCATCCCTGCTTGACAACCACTTCTTCATCAGTTTTGTACCTGATTCTTTTGCACCCATCAGTGAACCCATATTTGATCCTGCAATGATTTCAGTCCTTCCAATCCTTCTTGCCCTGTCCATACTGAATGCAAAGTCCATCGGAAGAATCCTTCTTGCAAAGTCATCCACTGAAAGACCATCAATCAATGCCCTTTCAACCTGTTTCAAAACCCTTTTTTTTGTGTAAGCATCAACACCTGCAATCTTGTTTGTTGTATTGTACTTCAGCCATTCCTTGATCAGCTTTTCCCAATCAACACCTGTCTTCTTGGCTTTCTTGACAAATTGATTGTATGTTTCAAGTGCAAATGGCTTCATCACTTTCAAGTACACTTTTTCATACGCTTCCACAATTGGTTCTTCCTTGTACATCAGATCAATGTCCACATCAAAAGATTGTGTCCTGATCATTTCATCCAAGTATGGCTTGATTGATTTCTTTAGTGCCTTGTGAAAGACATCAGTTGCATATGATTCAAACGCTTTTCTTTTGTTATCAAATGCCTTCCATATCCTTGCCTTCTGTGCTTCTTCTGCCTTGTTTGCTTCTTCATACTGATCATAACAGATTGCAAATGCCTGTTCATCTGATCTGCCTTCATTGACAAGGAAAGACACACATCTTCCAATGAATTTGCTTCTGCTTTCCCCTGTATTTGGTGATGGTATCGGCATGATAAAAAAGGCAAGACATTTTCACACACCTTGCCAATTAACTAAGTACGGAATGTTTCTACTTCAAGAGAGATCCTGCAAAACCTGATTCAACACTTCCACAAAATTCTTAACATCTTCAGGTGTGACAAATCCACCTATGTATGCAACTGTCAGAAGTATTGCAACAACATTTCTGACTGTCAGCACTTCATGCAATTTTTCAATGACAACACCTTTATCACCAAGAAGAACTGCTTTCAATAGCTTTCCAATTGGTTGATTCGGTATTGGAAGAATGTCAAGGACACCATGAACTGCTTGACCAACCTTGCTTTCACCTGAAACTGCACCTTCAAGGAAGGCAAAAAGTTTTGTTTCTTTGAATTTCTTTTTGTTTTTCATTTCATCATCTCCGATATCGCATTGAATAAGGCACTTGAACCAAGACCTGCACCTGTTGCCCATGCAATGATCTTCTGTTTGAATTTGACTAATTCTGCAATCTGTTTTTCATTGTTCGTCACCTTCTTGACAAGACCTTCTTGTCCAAATTCATTTCCAAGAAGTGCTTCTTTTATGTCTTGAATATCTTTAGCAAGCAATTCGATCATGGCTTCAAGGTTGTTCACTTTAAATTTTAAGTCATTTATTTCTTTGTCATTCATAATATGTCCAAGCTACTGATGATGTTTTGTCTTTGTCAAGGTCAACATGAATAAAATTTTTTCCAATTCCAATCCTGCTGAATCCTACTGAAATAAGTCCATTAAAAATCCTGAATCTGTCATTTGATGAAGAACACTTGATGTCAACTGCAATACCTTTTGTGTGTGAAGATGTTCCATCCCTTCCTTGTTTTTTTTCCCATTCTTCAGATCTGTATGCACTTGTCAAAACAAATGGAACTTTGGCAACCTGTCTTGCAATATCCAACTTTTTAATGAAATCACCTTTCAGATCATTCATGTTGCATGGTGGATTGCAGTTGTCAAAATCCTTTTGTGTGAAATATCTGTATTCTGTCATGGCATTGTATTGTCTTCTATGTCATCAGATGCCTGATCAGGAACAAGGTTCATTGGAATATATCTTGCATTGTCCCCTGTTGGTTCAAATCCCATTTCTGTCCTTTTCTCATCAGCAGTCAACCACCATGCCTTGTCCAACCATCCAACTTTGTCTGCATTGTCTTGGTTTAGTGCATCAATTGCTTGAATATCAAAGTCCAAGTGATATTTCTTTCCTGTTGCTTTCTCAAACATTGGAACAATGGTTCTGTTCATTTCACCAAAGTCCCTTGTCAGTGTTGGTATCACATTATCAAGGTACAACTGTTTTCTTGACTGCTCTTTGTTTGCATTAGTTTTATTGTCAGGATCGTTTAACAGTTCTGAAGGATAGTTGTACACATTGCATATGTCCCTTTGTGACATCTTACCTGCTTCAAGGATTTCAAGATCCACAGGTGGAATGCCAAATTGTTGAAAGCCAAGCTTGACTGAAGACACCAACCATGCTTTGTAGTTGTCAGGTGTCCCCATTTCTCTAAGGAAGTTTTGCAACTGTGATCTTTGCATTGGTGTCAGTTGCTCCATATCAGGATCATCAGGATAGACAACACCTGATGCACCACCATTCTTGAATGCCTTTGAAAGTGCCTTGTCCCCATCATTCCCAAGCCTGATTGATCTTCTTGCAGACTTCAGTGGTGACATACCATACAAGTGTGATCCAACTGAATTGTAGTCAGGATTCCAATACTTCCAATGCATGACAGTGTCTTCAGGAAGCATATCACCTTGATGACCATACATATCAATCACATATCCTTTGACAAGTGTTTCATATGATGGATCAGCAACAATTCTTGTGAACTGTGAAGGCATCACCCACATTTCACCAACAGTACCATCACCCAACAAAACAAAATGTGTGTATGAATTTCCTGTGATCAACTGAAAACCTTTCATGTTTTCATACCATTCAGGATAGGATTGCAATGGATTTGGCTGATGAATCATCTTATACAACGGATCTGCATGATCACTGACTTCTTCAAATGCCTGTTGTTTTAATTCAAGAAGCTGATCAACCTGATTCTTTGTTGTGCCATTTCTTTGGTTGTGCTTGATTCTTCTGTACTTCTCTGCCTTTTCTACATTCTTGACAACATGAACAATTGGTGGAACTGATGCACAAGCCATTGTGATCCCATTGACCACACTGTACACATCGGGATTTCCTTCATATCCATCTGAAACATATCCATCCTGTGTGTCTTCAATTGATATTGGATAGTTTCCACCATGAAACCTGAACAATTGTTTGTTCATGTTGTTGATCAGTGTCTGTTGACTGTTCACTGCCTTGCTTCTTGTGAATGGGATCAGATCTTTCAGTTCCATAAAGTAAAAATTTTAATTTGTCAAGAAATTAATAAGAAAAAGACCAATTTGAAAACAAAAAAAAACAACTGGATTTCAACCCTATTGTTTTGGATAACAAAAGTA